TTAGTTCTGTATATCCTACTATATCTTCTGGTAAATCAACAAAGGTTATTATCATTTCTACCCCTCACGGGATGAATATGTTTTATAAACTTTGGCATGATGCTGAACGAGGATCTAATGAATACATTCCAACCGAAGTTCATTGGTCACAAGTTCCTGGTAGAGATGATGTATGGAAAGAACAAACTATTAAGAACACATCTGAAGCACAGTTTAAAGTTGAGTTTGAGTGTGAATTTTTAGGATCTGTTGACACACTTATTTCTCCAAGTAAGTTGAGGATAATGCCATATAAAGATCCTATTATACAAAATAGAGGTCTTGCAGTTTTTGAACAAGCAATCCCAGAGCATAATTATATACTTACAGTTGATGTATCTCGTGGCATTGGTGGTGACTATTCAGCATTTTGTGTAATGGATACCACAACGTTACCATATAAGATGGTAGCAAGATATAAAAATAATGAAGTTAAACCTATAATACTACCCAATATAATAGTTGATGTTGCAAAGAATTATAATAATGCATATATCTTATGTGAAGTAAATGACATAGGTGGACAGGTAGCAGACATCATTCAATACGATTTGGAATATGAGAATCTATTAATGGCTGCTATGAGAGGTAGAGCAGGTCAACAATTAGGACAGGGATTCTCTGGGAAGAAGACACAACTTGGTGTAAAGATGAGTACTGCTGTCAAGCAGGTAGGGTGTTCTAATCTCAAAGCACTTATAGAAGATGATAAATTGGTTATAGAAGATTATGATACGATAGCAGAAGTAACTACTTTCATTCAGAAAGGAAATAGTTTCCAAGCAGAAGATGGATGTCATGATGACCTTGCTATGTGTTTGGTTATTTTTGCATGGATGGCTATGCAAGAGTACTTTAAAGAAATGCATGATAATGATGTTCGAGCTCGTATCTACGCGGATCAAAGAGACTCTATTGAACAAGACATGGCACCGTTTGGATTCATTAATGACGGACTAGAAGATGATCATATAATAGATGCTCAAGGAGAACGTTGGGAGGTCGCGGAATACGGTGATATACAGCACATGCTAGACTTTAGGTGACGTTTCAAAAATATAAATAATCCTAGACAACCGATAAGGCATTCTAGGAGTATATAAACATGGCAGCCAATCAACTATCGCCTGGTGTAGTCGTACAGGAAAGAGACCTGACAACGATTACTACTTTGTCCACAGCTAACGTTGGTGCGATTGCTGCACCTTTTGAACTTGGTCCAGTGGAAGAAATTGTAGAAATTTCAAACGAGCGAGGACTCGTGGAGCGTTTCGGAAAACCAAATGATTCCAACTATGAGTACTGGTTTACTGCTGCTCAATACCTAGCGTACGGTGGAGTTCTTAAAACTATACGTGTATCATCAACTGCGTTAAAGAATGCTGTTGATTCTGGAACTGCCCCGCTAATTAAAAATCTTCAAGATTATGAAACCACTTATGAGACTGCAAATAACAACTTTAAGTGGGCTGCTAGAACTGCTGGTGCTAAAGGTAATTCAATAGGTATATTTGTAACTGACTCTGGTGCTGATCAGATTGCGGTAATTCCTGCACCTGGATCAGGTAACGAGTATGAGTTTGTTCAAGATGCTGCTGTGACTGCTGCATCTGGTGCTGCTGGTAAAGTATTTAAGTACAGCATAGTATTAACGGTTGATACTATTGTTGGATCATTTACTCCTGGTGTCGCTACTACGATTAATATTGGTGGTTCACAAGAAAGTGTTGTTGTTAATGCATGGGATCCAGTTGCCAAGAAACTTGAGGTTACACTACCTGGTGGTGGAGTAACTGGTATTATTGCTGATAACCAAGTAATTACACAAGGAACTAATACTGCTGCAATCCACGCAACTATAGAGCGTCGTCTTTATATCGGTTTGAATAAGGACAGCATTGATTTTGCTGCTGCTGATAGTGTATCTGATACAAACTCTACTGCTGTTGGTATTACTTCAGTTCGTAGTGAATACAACGAGCGTGAATATCTTCCTGGTGTTAAGTGGATCAACGTTGCTCCACGTCCTGCAACATCATCATACGCAACTAGCGTAGGTGGATTCAGGGATGAATTACATGTTCTTGTAATTGATATTGATGGTGGTATTACAGGAACTTCAGGTGCTGTTCTTGAAAGATTCATTGGTGTATCTAAAGCATCTGATGCGAAGAGTACAGTTGGTGAAACTAACTACTACCCTGAAGTAATCAAGCAACGTTCACAATACGTTTATTGGGCAGAGCATGAGAGTGTAGTCTTTAATGCAACTGCTACTCCTGCAGATGGTAACTGGGGATTAGGTGCTGCTTCACGTCAGTTCAACTTATTACGTTCTGCTGCTGGTACTACAGATTATCCTGCTGGACGTACAACACTTGGATCTGATAACAACGCAACTTACTACTACAGACTTGCTGATGGTGCTGATTATGCTACTTCTGGTGGTAACTACACAATAAGTAATTCTGATATAGCAACTGCATATAATCTAGTTGCTGACCCAGAGTCACAAACAGTTGATTATATTCTTGCTGGTCCTTCAGGTGCAGACGATACTGCTGCTGTTGCAAAAATCACTTCTCTATCAAATATTGTTGAAGAGCGTCGTGATTGCTTACTATTTGTTTCTCCTCGTAGAGGAAACGTTGTTGGTGTAAGTAACTCAACAACTGCTACTGAAAACGTAGTTAACTTCTTTGATCTATTATCAAGTTCTTCTTACGTTGTATTTGATTCTGGATACAAGTATATCTACGACAAGTATGGTGATGTTTATCGTTACGTTCCTTGTAATGGTGACGTTGCTGGACTTTGCTTACAGACTACAGAGGTTGCAGAACCTTGGTTCTCACCTGCTGGTTTCCAACGTGGTATCTTGAGAAATGCTATTAAACTTGCATTTACACCTAACAAGACTCAACGTGATACACTCTATGCAAATAGAATTAACCCAATCGTATCATTCCCTGGTCAGGGTGTAGTACTATTCGGTGATAAGACTGCTCTTGGATTTGCTAGTGCATTCGATAGAATTAACGTTCGTCGTTTGTTCCTTACAATTGAGCGTGTTATCAGTGGTGCTGCTAAATCACAACTCTTTGAACAGAATGATGATTCACAAAGAAGTCTCTTCCTGAATATAGTTGAGCCTTATCTTCGTGATGTTCAAGGTCGTCGTGGCGTAACTGACTTCTTGGTCAAGTGTGATCAAGATAACAACCCACCAGAGGCAGTTGACCGTGGAGAATTCTATGCAGAAATCTTCGTGAAACCAACACGTACAATCAACTACATCACCTTAACATTCGTTGCTACACGTACTGGTGTTGCATTCAGTGAGGTTGCGAGCTAAATAGATTTGAGTTCGAGATGGATCAGAGACCCTACGGGGTCTCTTTTTCATGCCTGAAAATAGTTATTATTCTAAATAATATCGACGGAGTACTGATGGAACATAATCAATCATGGCACAAAGAGGAACTATTGACGATTTTAAAGCAAATGTCGCTGGCGACTTTGCACGTCCTAATCTATTTCAAGTAGATTTAAATTTTCCCTCTGGAATAATCAACAACTCAAGCTTGTTAAATCTAGGTAAGTTTACTGTTCGTGCAGCAAACCTACCCGCATCTCAAGTCGGTGTTATTGAAGTTCCTTTTAGAGGAAGAGTATTAAAGATTGCTGGAGACAGAACATTTGAACCTTGGACAATCACTGTACAGAATGACAGTCAGTTTGCTCTAAGAAGTGCATTTGAACTCTGGGCATCTTCAATTCAAGCATACAACGAGAACTTTACATCTGCCTCTGGACTAGGTGATGCAGATGATGCAAGTGGATACTTCTCTGATATGGTTGTTCATCAACTTGCTAGAGATGTTAAAGATGGTAATGCTCCGAAGATTCTTAAGTCTTATAAATTCTATAACGTATTCCCAAGTGCTATCGCTGCCATCGATCTTGATTATGGTAACAATGATGCAATTGAAGAATTTACTGTTGAACTACAGACTCAATACTGGACTCCCGTCGATTCGTCAGCATATTGATCTTCTCGAACTTGCATAAATAAGTCAGGACCAAACGTAAATTATAATGTCGCAGCTCTTTGGATTTAGTTTAGAGAGAGCAAAGAAGGTTCCCAAGGGGCCTTCTTTTGTTCAAAAGGATAGTCTAGATGGATCACAACCTATCGTAGGTGGTGGTTACTATGGTTATTCTGTTGATTTTGATGGAACTATGCGTAATGAGTATGAACTCATTACTCGTTATCGGGAGATGATTTTACAACCCGAATGTGATAGTGCAGTCGATGATGTAGTCAACGAAACAATTTGTGGTAATTTTGATGATGTACCTGTACAGGTAGAACTCTCAAATTTGAAGGTCGGTGAAAAAATTAAGAAGGTAATTCGTGAGGAGTTTGATCAAATACTTCGTCTTCTTGATTTTGATAATAGATCATATGAAATCTTTAGACGTTGGTATGTTGATGGAAGATTATTTTATCATAAGGTAATTGATCCTAAAAATCCTAGGAAAGGATTAATCGAACTACGGTATATCGATCCTAGAAAAATCCGTAAAGTTATTGAGTACGATAAGAAGCGTCCTGATGAGTTAAGATCACAAGATATTAACCAACAGTTAACACAAACTAGTGCAACTTATTATTTGTACAATCCAAAGGGATTGAGAAATAGTACTAATCAGGGTATGAAAATTGCACCTGATTCTGTGACATATTGTCATTCAGGTATTCAAGACCTTAATAAAAATATGACCTTATCGCATTTGCATAAGGCAATTAAGGCAGTCAATCAGTTAAGAATGATTGAAGACTCTCTTGTTATCTACAGATTATCAAGAGCACCAGAAAGAAGAATTTTTTATATTGATGTAGGT